GCGGGCTGGTGCGCTTTTGACTTGCGCTTGCGCATTAAATGCGTTTTTTTGTGATTGGTATTTTATGAAATCATTTGCGTATCTCAAGGTACCGGCCATGGTTAAACCATAGCGAGATCGCTGTTCCTTTATGAAAGCAGCTTGCTGCGCGCGATCGCCTGCAATGGTCCCAGTGGTTTGAAGCCCTTCAAAAATGTTAATCGTCATTGCCCTATGAACCTCCCAATAAGATTGGATGAAATCTTCCGGCTGGGTACTTGTCCCTTCTGCTTATCAATCGCTGGGTTGACCGTCCAGTCTACAGCTGTGTCATTGATAGATGCGGATTCAACGCTGCCAATGTATCGGCTGATGACTTCTGCGCTGGCCGGATCAATTGCATCTTGCCCTACGTCTTGGATGACAAGCGACGCAATAATCAATGACGTGCCGCCAACTGCTTGCTCTGTAATATCAACCATGTAGGCGATAGCGGCGGCATTGACTTGAAAGTTGTTGATTGATGCGGCAGTTGATGATCCAAATCCGCTTGCATTAAATGCTAGATATGGGTAGGTGCCGGTGATGTCGGTGTCAATACTTAACGCCTGAGGGTTTTGGTAAAAGTTCTGCCACCTTGCTGTAGGTGATCGCTTGCCTGTTATCGGATCGCGTACGCTGGTCCGGTCTGCATAGTATTCTAAAAAGCACATGATGTCGTAGTTGTTCATGCTAACCCCACCGTGCGCCTTGTGTTCATGTCATTGCGCAATAGGCTAAGGGTCTGATTGACTCCAGCTGCAACAGCGCGACTTAGGTCCTGGGTCGTCACAAAGTTGGTCCCATCCATCTGCGTTACAGGCCCGGTCTGGATGCTTACCTGAGCGTTGCCCGGCACTACCATGCCGCCCTCAGCGAACTTCGGGATAGCGGCTGCACCGCGCACACCAGACAGCCAGTTATTGGCAAACTTGGTCGCCTTTGACTGAGGCACGATGTACTCAGGCTCACCACCTTCGCCTACCATCGCAAGGGTAGGGCCTGACACCACGCCACCCTCGGCGAATTGCGGGATGTTGGGCTGGGGCAGTAGCGGGATTCCAGGTAATTTTAGCCTCACTAGGGCGCCATTAGCACCACGGATAACGCCATTGATTGCATTGACTACGCTACCAATTGCGCTGCCAATACTGTTTAGGATCTGATTGACGATACCGCGCACCGTTTCAAATGCTGCTTTGAATGGGCTGGTGATAATGTTGACCACACTGCTGAAGATGGTTTTAATTGAATTAATCAATGTAGTAAATGCTTTCTGCACGGGTTGAATGAAAGTCGAGTTGATCCATCCAATCAACAACTTAAAACCTTCAACCAGCGGATCAATAAAGAATGACTTGAAGCCCGCAGGCAGTTGCTTGAAGTATTCGCCAATGGCGCCAAAGGCAGCGCCGATCTGATCGCGGAAGGCATAGATGGCAACACCGGCGGCGATGACCAAAGCAGCGATGCCCACGGGGCCTGTGAAGATCGTGATGATTGCTGCAATGGCTGGCGCCAATGCGATAAAGGCAGCAGCTAGCCCACCGACCACCAGGACGGCATCCTGCACGGGTTGAGGCAGCTGTGTGAATGCAGTGATCGCTCCTGCTATCCCCTGCGCGATTTGAGTAATCAACGGCAGCAATGCCGTAATCGCTTGATTGAATGGACCCGCAACAACTCGGGCAATCTCATTTAGTGAATCGTTGAACTTATCAGCTGCTTGTGCGCCTTCAGTTGTGATTGTTGCGTTATATTGGCTTAGTGCATCGCGCCCTTGATTCAGCATTGGAATCAGGTTCATGCCTGACTTGCCGAATAGTTCCTGCGCTAGCGCAGTTTTTTGCGCGCCATCTGACATATTCGCAAACCTGTCTGCAATATCAAGCATGACATCATCCATCGGGCGGATCTTGCCACTTGCATCAGTCGCGCTGATGCCAATGGATTTTAATGCTTCATTTGCTTTTGATGCAGGATCAACAATCCCTTTTGATAGCTTGCCCATTGCCTTGGCAACTTCATCAACGCTGCTGCCAGAATCATCTGCTGCGGCGCCAAATCTGCTCAGGCTTTCAACTGCAACGCCGGTCCGCTGGCTCAAATCATTGAGGTTGTCCGCTGCGTCAATGGATCCCTTTGCCAGTGTCGCCAGGCCGCCGATCGCAACAGCAGGCACAAGGGCGCCCAGCGCGCCGCTCATGCCGGCTGCCGCTCCCTTCATCTTGCCGAAGGTGCCATTCAAGCCATCGGCCTTCCTGTCAAGGCTGGTCAGGCTTTTCTCAAGGCCATTGATTGAGGCCGTGCCGTCAACGCTGGCCTGGATCTTGACTGCTGCCTTGATGTCCAGCGCCATCGGTTAGCCTCCCTTTTCGTGAACAGCCGATAGGATCTCGGCTTCGATGATTTGGATGTCGGCCAGCATGGCTGCTGGATCTGCAACTGCGTGCAGTCTAAAGGTCCAGTCAAGCGCGGCGTAATCCAACCCGATCAAGCCATTGCTGCCGCTGCGCCATTGGGTCTGGCAGCGCAGGAACGCCACCACCGCTGGCCATGCCTCAGGTTCAACCTCAAAGCGATCGGGCTCTGATGGCTCGGGGATCTCAAGGCCAAACACCGCAGCATCCTTGGCTGTGTTATCAATGACGCCGCCACGCATCCAGTATCGTGCGGCGTCTAGAAGTTTTTTGTTTTCACCCCAGTCAAGCTGTCGAAGTAGGCAACAATGATTGCCGACGCCAAGGTGGGGATGTCAAGCAGTTGCTGCTTCATTGCCTCACTAAATGGCACCTCGTCGCCATCTTCATCAAGCACACCAGACCAGCCAATCAAAAGCTCGTCGGCAATGCTTTGATCGCTGATGCTATCGTCTGATGCTTCATTGCGTTCGGATGATTTTATGCGGGCCTGCACTTCAATCTGGATCTTATTGATCCTTGCTTGCGGCAGCCGCTTGAACTCAGCATCAAATGTCTGCTTCTCGAACTTACCGCCACTAATTGGCAGTTTGACGGTAACAGGCCAGACGTAACTGCTGGATTGCTTAAGTACAAAAGCCACGATAATCAGGCAAAGGTGAGGGAGATTTCATCATTGCCGATCGTGGTAGGAACAGCAACGTAAGGCAAGCCTAGCATTTGAATGCCATCCTGATCTTCATAGGCAGGATTTGCCAGGGAGATAGTAGGCAGCACGACTGTAACCCGGTTGCCAGCGGTCGTGCCGTGCATCAGGGTAACGGATCCAGTTGTAGACGCCAACGCTGCGGAGAAGAAGTCATACTGCGCGATCGTCGGCGCCTCGATCTTCAGTTCACCTTCAGCGGCGCGAGTGGTGATGATCACTTCTTTGGTGCAGCCAACCAACTCCCGGTAAAGAGTCTCGTTGGCAATGTCAAAGCTGAACTCCATCAGGCAGCCCGAATATCCGTAGACAGCGAAAGCGGAGGTATTGTCAGCCTTGAAGATCAAGGGTGATGCTTGGTTGGTGTAGGTGGCGGTTGGTGCAGCAGTGTCGGTTGGTGCGTTGTAAATGCCGACCATTGTGAACTCAATCACCGGGATCTCACCAACCGTCCCGGTGATGGTGAAAGTACCGCGAGCGCCTGTGATCTTGTGCAGTATGCCGTCGTTGTTGTAGTAAATCGTTGCGCTGCTGAAGCTGGAGCTGACTGGCCGATAGCCTACATTTGCTGCAATGCTGTAGGCACTTGACACACCCGGCGTAAATGCTGCCGTGATTGCTTTGACCGTGGCCACTTTGGTGGTGCCGTTGTAAGCGCTGATCACTCCACTGCTGCCGGAGCCCGTGCCGCTAGTGATTGAAACGATCATCCCGACATAGAAGCCATCGGTTGCGCTTGCGCCAGATGCCAGCGTGATGCTTCCTGCTGAGCCTGCTTGAGCAGTGCCGGTGACGGCTGATGAGGTGATGGTCTCGGCCATGCCGCACGCCTTGAGCAGGCTGCTGAAGCGCGGTGCGGTTGCTGCTGTGCCGGAACCCACCAGCTCAACCGCGAACGTGACGCTGACGTGGGCATTGGCCAGCAGTTGTTGGCTATTGCCGAGGTATGGCGTGATCAACTCACGGCTGACCGTGTCTGCCTCGATCGGGGTCACCTCAAGCGAGCGCACCAGAACAGCATCAGTACCAGCAGGCGAGATGTCGGTGCCGTAGGTGCTCTCGGATTTCGCGAGGATGAGGCTTTTGCGGGTCAGCAGAGTCATTGATCAGGTCCTCGATTGTCGGGTTGCAGGATCTGGTGCGTCATAGCCAGTCTAGCTGGTCAAATCTGCCACCTTTGTACGGTATCGCACTAGGTAATCCATCATGATCACGCCAGCGGGTTGGTCTGCTTCCTGCAGGTCAAAACTCACGTTGATCGGCTGCACGTCGATGGCATAGCCGCCGAGGGTCAGGTCGGCCATGATCTTCGCGTGCGCGCTTTCGATGATCGGATCCGCCACCTGGTCTGGGATGGCACCGCGCACGATGATCGCCACTCGAACGGTCATGCTCCAGTCCAGGGTTGGCAGTGACGTGTTCTGCTCTGCTGAATCACTGACCGGCTCAACCACGATCGCAGGGCTTTCGCCGCGGCTGATCGGCTCAACCCGGCTGCGATAGATCCGCGTGCTGACACCCGTGGTGCCTGTCAGTGCGGTGTGGACTGCGGCAAGGATGGTCTCGCGTTTGGTTGCCATGGCTTAAGCCGATGCGACTTGAACGACAGTGCAGATGATGCCAGGGACGCTCGGGTGAGCGTAGGGACTGGTCTGGGCTGCCTCGGCAAGAATGTAGGCTGCGACGTTGCTGGTCGCCCAAATCAGCTCGAGGTAGTCGTTGGTAGTCAAGCCCAACACAAAGTTGACGCAGCCAATCACGTTGCCATCAACGCTGCCATGCCGGGCAATGATGCTGAACCGGCTGTCGCTAGCGGACACGTTGGTGCCGTTCTTGCGGAGCCAGACGTTGATGTCGTGAATTGAGTTGTCTGTATTGCTGAATTGAATCGAGAACGTGATGCTATAAATGCCCGGATGATCAAAAGTGATCCGCTCGTTTGAGATGATCTTGGTGCCACGGCTTGCCGTGTCAATCTGCCGCAACTTAATCGGATAGGCCGTATTAGCCAGGGCTGCCACCTGTGACGTCTCATCCCAGAACGAACCCCAGTAGCCAGGGTTGCCGAAGTAGGGCAGGCCAGACCATGACGTTCGGCCATCGCCGATCTTTAGGTTCTCGGTGTCGCTTTCAATCCCAGGTTCACCAGCCAACACCACT